TGTTTAGCGGAGGAAATACAATGTTCGAATTCATCGCAGGATGCGTAGTTGGTTTCGTGGCTTCGGTGATCGCAATGACGGTCGGCATGGTGTTGGAGCGCAAACGATGGGAACCATAGTGCTGTTCTGGTATCTCGTCTGCAACGGCTCCGACTGCAACGTCGTGCCGTTCAAAGTGACACGCGAGGCGGCCGCCATCGTTTCCTGCGAGAGCGGCGACGGCCACACCTACGGGACCTACACACGGCACGCACGGAGCCACACGAAAGACGGCGGACTCTTTCAGTTCAACGACGCAACCTATCTGTGGTTGCAAGGTCGGACCCACGCCGACACCGACACCCCAGCGAATCAATACGACGCATTCCGGCGACTGTGGAACAACGGCAAAGGGTGGAAGCATTGGAAGGCATCGCAGCCGTGCTGGTCGCAATGGATGACGGTGAATGACGACGGGCGAGCGGTGTGGCGATGAGGTTCTTCTTCGCCGTGCTGTGCATGACGGTGTTGTACCTTGGTTGTTTCTTGGCATTCGCCTACTTGGTAGGCTTTGTACGATATTGAAAGGACATCGACAAATGATTCTGAATGACCGCGAGATTACCCGGCTAGCCAAAGAGCACGCCATGATCGAGCCCTTCGCCGAAGGAGCGAAGCGGCCCGGCGTCATCTCCTACGGGGTGACGTCGTTCGGCTACGACATGCGCGTGGCGGATGAGTGGATGCTGCGAGATTCGGGCAAAGTGTGCGATCCGAAACACAATCACGACCGCCACTGGTCAACATGGCAACAAGATGACTTTTTGCTTTCGCCGGGCGACTTCGTACTTTGCCGTTCCGTCGAGTACTTCCGCATTCCTGAGGACGTGGTCGGCGTGGTCGTTGGCAAGTCGACGTACGCGCGGTGCGGGCTCATCGTCAACTGCACGCCGATGGAGCCGGGCTGGCACGGGCATCTCACCATCGAGTTACACAACGCGTCACAGCACATCATCAACATTTACGCCAATGAGGGCATCGCGCAAGTGATGTTTCATCGCGGTGAACGGCCAGCGGTGACCTACGCAGACAAAGGCGGAAAGTACCAAGGTCAGACCGGCGTCACGCTGGGGAAGGTGGAGTGATGCCAAGAGGTGAACCGCTCCGCCTCACCGAGGCGACCATGGCGCTGCTACGGTCCGACGCAACATCAAAGGCCGTCGCGTTGGAACTTGGTGTCTCGCAGGAGACAGTCAACGGATACCGTCGCGAGTTCTTTGGGTTGCGTCGTCACTTCGTCGACTGGCCAACGGACCCAGCGTGGTACGAAGTGCGGACGATGACGGACATCTCAGCGGCATTGAACACGAGCAACAACACCGCGTATTTGCATGTGAAAAAACACGGCTACACGTACCGCAAAGGACGTTGGGCGACTTCGCTGTTTACGGGGAAGCGACCCGGAGGGCAACCGCACCGACCACCGAAGTACAACTATCCCGAGTCGCGGTCATTCTGGGAAGCACGGACGATTACGCAGATGATGCAAATCATCGGATGCAAATACAACAACGCTGCGCAATGGGCGAGGAAGCGTGGCTACGTGATGAAGAAGCAAACACGGCGCATCCCTTGGCCGACCGACGCATCATGGTACGCAGAGCGGACCGCGCACGAGATCGCCGGCATCCTCGGTGTCATCGATGACCAAGTGTACCTACACGCACGGAAGCACGGCTACAAAACGAAGCGACCAGCGATAAGCACCTATGATTGGCGATACGGCAACAAGAATTCCTATGAGAACGCATCACGAAGGAGAGAGTCATGAGCAAGCCAGTACGATTCCCGGTTCCATTTCGTTCGTACCCCGCGTCAGGCGTAACGTTCACCATTGACAAGACAGGCACCATCTACCAATCAACCATGGGCGATAACAACAAGTCTGCTCCGTTTGGTCTGCGCATTTGGCGCATCAAGCCGGGCGGCAAACCTGAGCAGTTGTTTTATACGTCGGGCGGCGGTTGGCTCACCGTGGTCAATAAGAAGTTGTACATCGGATTTACTGACAGCAACTGGGCATCGTGGTACCAGCAAATTGATGGCTACATTGACCCAAGCGATACGCCATCGAGCACCGTGGTCAACGTCAACGAGGCTGCGATGGCATCGTATGTACAACAGGTAAACTTGGCGCAGAAGACCGCGAACCAAGCGACGTACGATGCACAGCAGGCGACTTCGCAGGTCAACAATTTGAAGACGCAGGTAGCAAACCAGCAAACACAATTCAACGCGCTGACAGCGCAGGTGCAGTCATTGGCTGCGCAAATATTGACGCAACAGCAGATACAAGACATCGTGTGGTCGAGGATTTGGGATGTGAACTACCTGATTCGACTGGGCTTCATCAACGGCTCATCGACCGACCCTCAGGTTCAGGCATACATTACAGACGATGCAACGTTCGTGCGCAATGTTATGGGTAAGTCGGACAAGTAATGGGCATGTGCGCAAAGCACGGCCGTGCCCTTGACAACGTGGCGACAATGGAACTACACGAGGAGAACGAAGCATGACCGTACGAATCCCCAATAATCCAGAGCAAACCATTGAGAGCGTGTGTTCATGACCTACGCATACGATCTGCGCCACTGGGCGACCGTTGCAGAGTTCGACACGCATCTACACCGCCACGACCCCATTGCTACGGCACCGTGGGCGCGTGGCGTCGTCTTGCATCACACATGGCGACCATTGCCAAGTCAGTGGAACGGCGCCATCACCATGAACGCTATGTCGTCACGGTATGAAGCGATGGGCTGGCGAGGCGGTCCGCATCTGTTCCTCGTCATTGGCGGACGCAATCCGGAACTTGACGGTATATGGCAGATGTGCCCATTGAACGTGCCCGGAATTCATTGCTCGTCACTGATTGGCAATGCGCAGATGTGGGGTATCGAAGTGGTCGGCGAGTACGACACGCGGCCTTGGCCCGACGACGTGCACCGGCTCGTGCGCTCCACGACGTTGGCGCTAATGAATTGGCGCGGTATCGCAGTGGATGCAACGACGTTGAAGGGACACCGTGAATACCCAGCGGCAAAGAAGACCTGCCCGGGCTCAGCAATAAATCTCGATGCGGTGCGCTACGAATTCGCCGCTTATCAGCAGGGGAAACCATGACCGAGTCAGTCGAAACAAAATTAGCGCGCATCGAAGAGAAACAAGACCAGATACTGCGCCGACTTGAGAACGGTGATGCCAACTTCAAAGAGTTTGAAAAGCGCATCGCTAAGTTAGAGCAACAGGTCTACGGCGTGATGCTCATCGGTGGCGGTGCGTGGTTGGTGTTTCTGTCTTGGTATCGAATGAACGGAGGCTAGCATGAAACCTTGGTACAAATCAAAGACCGTCATCGTCAACGCGCTGACCCTGATCGCGATGATACTCGGAACCGTTGCGCAGTGGCCTGAGATGCAAGAGCACGCGGTACAAATCCTGTACGCAGTGACCATCGTCAACGTTGTGCTTCGCTTCGTGACTAAGGAATCGCTGCGGTGACTGCGCCAAAGAAGCCACGTGGGCACGTCGTCAAGGGCGAGCGCCAATCCGACATGATTACCAAGATTCAGCAGAGCGAAGTCTTGGAAGCCATCGAGCGACTTGGTTTCATGACGGACGCGTGCAAGGTATGCAACATCAACCGGCGTGACCTCCTTCGTGCACGCGACGCCGACCCGGTGTTCGCGGCGAAGGTCGAAGAAGCCACACGACGCGGCCGCGAAGTGCGTCAGGAGTTCCTCGAATCCTTGGCGTACAGCATGGCGCCGACTACGCCGGTCATGGTGATGTTCCTGCTAAAGAAACTCGACCCGAGTTACCGAGAGTCATACAATGTACACTCCACTACAGGCCCCAACGATTACATCATCGACCTCACCGCTGACGATCCGGCACCAATCGCAGACGTCACCCCAAAGAGCATTCTGGGCGAGTGACGCGCGGTTCCGTCTGTTCGTCGGTGGTCGAGGCAGTGGCAAGACACGAGCAGGCGCAGTAGAGGCACTGAGACAGCCCAAGGGCTCCACAGGCCTCATCGTTGCACCGACGTACCCAATGTTGAAACTTGGCGCCATGGAGACCATCCTACGCTTGGTCGCCAAGGCTGGCATCGCCACGTCATGGAACAAGTCAGATATGGAACTTCGGCTACTCGGTGACCGGCGCATCATCTTTCGCAGTGCCGACAACCCCGACCGGTTGCGCGGCGCCAACGCTGGATGGCTGTGGCTCGACGAGGTCGCCATGATGGACCGCGACATCTGGCCGTTGAGTATCGCGACGCTCCGTGAACAACCCGGTCGGGCTTGGATGTCGACAACGCCACGTGGCAAAGATTGGGTCTATGAGTTGTTCGCCGGAACGCATCGCGACTACGCAACAATCCGAAGTAAGACGACGGACAACATGTTCTTGGATGAGTCATTCGTCGAGACGCTGAAGGAATCGATGACGTCCGAGATGTATCGCCAAGAGGTTGACGGCGACTTCATCGACCCCATCGGCGCGATGTTCCAACGGCATTGGCTACGCACGACCGACACGCGGCCGCACAATGCGAAGTGGTTCCGCTATTGGGACTTGGCATCGAGCGTCAAGCAAAGCGCAGACTATACCGCGTCCGTCCGTGTGTGTTTGCACGACGGCGTGTTCTATATCGCCGACGGTATCAAAGTGAAAGCGGAGTGGCCCGATGTACGACGCATCATGGTGGACACCATGCGCCGCGAAGCAGACACGACGCACGGCATCGAGAAAGCACAGCACGGACTCGCCGCCACGCAAGAACTGCGACGGCTTCCCGAGTTGGCCGACGTGTCGTTCAAAGGTATTGACGTTAAGGGCGACAAAGTCCAGCGCGCTATGCCTTGGGCGTCTAGAGCCGAAGCCGGAGCCGTGGCCGTGGTGAACGGTGCATGGGTCCGTGATTTCTTGGATGAGGTCGTCGCGTTTCCAAGCGCACCGCATGACGACTACGTGGACGCGGCCAGCGGTGCGGTCGCGATGATTTCGAAGCCTCGCGTAGAATGGAGTTTTGCATGACCATGAATAACCCGGCTTGGCTGGGTCAGTTACTGCGCAACGGAACAATTAAGCAGCCCGACGTCGCGTATGCGCACGTGGCGCCGTTGTATCGTGCGGTCGAACTCCGTGCGGATGCGCTCAGTTCCGTGCCCTATCGTTTGATGCGCAACGGCGTCGAAGTAGAGTGGCCATGGAAGAAGAATTTTTCACGGCTCATCGCGCAGACGGAGCGGAGCCTGCTCGTCACCGGCGCCGCGTATTGGGTGCGTATCGTCAAAGGGCGCACGCTGACCGGCTTCGAAGCGCTCAACCCGACCACGGTGAATTACCGCTACGATCCGAACATGGGCACGCTCGAAAATCCATACCTTGGCTTGACGTTTAACCAAGTCATTGGCGGAAAGATGTACGGGCCGTGGACGTTGGAACAAATCGTCTATTTCCGTGAGAACTCATTCATCGACGACGTCGGCCCGGGCTTGGCACCTGCGCAGGTCGCCATGCAGAACGCACAACTTTCCTACAACCTTGACCGGTTCACGTCGATGTTCTTCGAAGGTGGAGCGCAGCCGGTGACGGTGATGAACCTGCCAGACTCAATGGACGACTCCGAGTTCCGACGGATGGGCGCCGAAATCAATCAGCGCGGCAGCGGTGTGATGAACGCGTTCAAATGGATATTCGTCAGGGCCCAAGAGTTGAAGGTGCAAAAGATTACACCGGACATCAACACATTGATGATGCCGGAACTCGCAGAGCGCACACTGAAACAAATCGCCATGACCATGGGCGTACCGCTGACCATGCTCGAAGCATCGGCGGCAAACTATGCGACGGCGGATTCTGACCGTCAGTCGTTTTGGCGCGAAACCGTGATTCCTCGGTTGCCGAAGTTGGCCGACGTGCTGAACGAGCAATTGCTCGGGCCGTTGAAGTATGAGATTCAGTTCATGCCGGAACAACTCGACGTCATGCAAGCGGACGAAGCCCAGCGCGCAGGGTCGTTGTTGCAGTTGACGCAAGCCGGCGTACCACTTCGCGCAGCAATGCAAATCCTCGGCTATGACAACATTGCTGACATCGTTCTACCCGGCGACCTTGCCTCGCCTGAATCAACGCCGGTCGAAGCACCCGAAGACGTCGGCACCGCAGCACCTGCGGACATGGCGAACACATCCAAAGCCGTGGCCAATGAATGGGCGCTACTCTCAAAAAAAATAGAGCGCAGGATTAAGAGCGGACGAGACCCACGCACCTCGTTTGATTCTGCGTTGATTCCCGCTGACCACGTCGATGCTGTCATGGCGCACTGCTACAAAGGCATGACTGTTGCGGACGTGCACGACGTCATACACGCGGTCAAAGCACCGGTTGACGATATGACACCCGATGAACTGCGCATCTATAACCGCATCATCAAAGAGATGCGCAAGAAGGGCGAAGAGTGGGCCCGTGACATCGTCAACGAGCGCAACCCCGAGACCTCATTGCGCGACGTCATCAAACCGGTCTTGGATTCGGAACTGGGGACGACGATGGGCAAGCGCATCGACCGACTCGGTACGCAGTTTAGCATCCCAATGGACACCGACAACCAAGGGCGGTTTATCCAAGATTGGCTACTCGACTACACGCCACGCGAGACCGCAAAGATTGACGAGACGACCGCGAACCGTATCAAGCCAATCATTGAGATGTTCCGCACGACGCCGGGCATGACGATACAAGACATCGAGGCGGCCGTGTTGCCACTGAGCGACCCGATGCGCGCCAAGATGATCGCCATAACCGAGACGACGCGCGCCGCATCTCAGGCAACGACGTCGTACCAAGATTACCTACGTGAACGCGGTATCAACATGGTACGCGTGTGGAATACCGATGCGGATGAATTGGTGTGCCCAGTCTGCGCACCGCTCAACGGCAAGACCGAAGCGGAGTGGGGAATGGAGTATCCCGACGGCGCACCTGCGCACGTCAATTGTCGATGCGATACGACGTTGCGGTTGGTGCGCTAATGGCGAACAACATCACCGTCGAAATCCTCGGCCGTATTGGCGAGGCGCAGATTGGCGAATTGATACGCACCGTCACGCTGGGCTATGCGGTGTCAGTACAAGGTCAGTTAAACGAAGACAAGCCACCGCCACCGGGCCCGGGCTCGATGAAGTTCAAGTCAGAGAAACAACGGCGCTTCGTCATGGCGAACATTCGAAGCGGTGGCATCACGGTACCGTACAAACGCGGCACCGGTTCAACGCTAAAGGGCAGCGAAGCACTCAACCGGTCATACCGCGTCGACCTATCGGGAGACGAGGTTATACTCGCGAGCGCGGCGTCATATGCTCCGTATGTTGTCGGCGATCAGCAGGCGGACATACACAAGGGACGCTGGACGACCTCGGCGCAAGCGGTACAAACCATACAAAGCAACGGCACGCTTGAGGCGCTCGTTGCGCAGGCAATGGAGAAACTTTAATGCCGTATTACATGGAACGCGACGATGTGTACTGCGTGTACAAAGAAGGCGACGATGAGCCGATGCAGTGCTACGCCAACGAAGAGGATGCGAACGCGTATCTGACCGCGTTGAACATTGCGACGGCCGACGAAACCAAGGCGACTTACATTGCACCGCAGGCAGTCGCCGACAATGCACAGCGTGCGCTCGACGTGCGGGCCGAGAAGCCAGCAAGTCAGCAGGGCATGACTCCGGTCGGCTTGGCGCGTGCGAATCAATTGGCAAACCGCGAACCCATAAGCCTCGACACCGTGCAACGCATGGTCGCATACTTTGACCGTCACGAGATTGACAAAGAGGGTGCGACGTGGTCGGAGCAGGGCAAGGGGTGGCAAGCATGGTACGGTTGGGGTGGTGACGAAGGGCGTGCGTGGGCACGTCGTATTTTACAGGAGAACACAATGAGTACCAAGGCATCACGTCGGCATTCCGAGAGCGACATGGAAGCGCTCCGCATGGCCGCGTATCACAACCGCGAAACCATGAAGGCACTGCGGACCGTTGGCTACGACGGCATGAAACCAAAGAGCGCAGTCAAGGCAGAACACGATTCCGTGACGTTGTCCGAGCGACAAGTCGCCATGTACGACATGTACGAAGGCATCGTCGAGATGTATGGCGTTTTCGACAAGGGCATCGGCGCCAACGGTGCGCACTACATCGAAGCCGAAGGCAACCCGTTCAAAGCCGAAGGCATGGCGTGCAAGAACTGCGTATTCTACCTCGCCAACCGGTGTGAGATCGTCGATGGTGACATCGAAGAAGACGCACTGTGCAAGATGTGGATTATTCCCGAGTCTGCGCTGATTGCCGCCGAGGTTGTCGAAGAAGCCGAAGAAGAAGAGACCGAAGAGATGACCGAAGAGATGGCAGAAGAAGCCGTCGCCGAGGTCGAAGAGCCGGTCGAAGAAGTCGCCTCGATGCACGAAATGGACGACGAAGACAAAGCCCTTGACAACACCGCGACAATAAACACAGAAGCGGTCAAGCGCTTTGCACGTCGCCTGCTGGGGGTCAAATGAAGTCAACACCACACGCAATCAAAGCCGTCGCACCGTTTACCCTGAAGGGTCGCGGAGTCGTGTACGGCGGCGAGGACTTGACCGGTGACCGATTCAGCAAGGACACCGACTTCGGCGGATCGCGTCCCTTCGTTGGGATGCCTGTGTACTACGACCACGCACTCGGTGGCATTAAGTCACAAATCGGTGTCGTCAAAGTATGGACACCGTCGGATGAGGGCATCGATGTGCAAATTGAACTTGACCGCCGGCACAAATACGCAGCCGACGTCATGAAACTCGCAGAGCAGGGCGCGCTCGGTCTTTCGACCGGCGCATTGCCTCACCTCGTGGAGCGCGTCGACGGCGAAATCAAGCGTTGGGTCGTCGGTGAAATCTCATTGACACCAACCCCAGCGGAGCCCCGCACCACAACCGAAGTCTCGACCAAGGGAACCACTGTGCGCACTGCGGCAGCGAACACCGGTCATGACGATATCAAAACCGCAGTACTTACAGAGGACACACACAACACCATGGACAACATCAAAGACGCAGTCAAAGCCGCCATCAGCGAACTCGCAGGCGAGCCCGTAGCAGGTGGCACGATCCACGCCGCTCCTGCAGTGAAGACCGCACCTGCAGCCGTCGAAGTCACCAGCCCATTCGAAACCAACGAGTACCACCAGGCGTACAAGTCCTTCATGCGTGGCAACGAAGATGCCAGCGTCATGAACACGTTGCACAACGCCAAGAAGGCAGCGTTTAAGACACTGACCGAAGCAACGAACAACGACGGTGGCTTCACCGTTCCTACGACCATCAACCGCGAAATCGTTGCACGCCGTGACGAACTTTCGTTCCTCGGTCAAATCGGCTTCACCCGCGTACAGACGGAATCGTGGAAGCACATCATGCCTGCGCAGTCCGTCAAGGCAACCCCAGGGATTGTCGCCGAAGGTGTAACCGCAACGGCATCCGAGCCAAACCTCGCCAACTCGAAGACCATCCAACTGTACAAAGACACACTCGAGTTCGCTTTGTCGGATGAACTCATGGCCGACACGTCGTCGAACCTTGAGCAATTCCTGCAGAACGAAATTGCACGGGCGATGGCAGTCAGCGCAAACAACTACATTGTCAACGGTTCCGGCTCGTCACAGCCTTACGGCCTCTTGACCCGCGTCACCAACACCTTCGCATTCAGCGCAACGGCAATCACCAACGCACAGATCGTCGGGCTCAGCACCGACGTCGCAGGCGAATACCTGACCAATGGCGAAACCGGCTTCATTATGCAGAACTCCACATGGGGCGCGTTGAAGACCCTCGACCTGACCAACTACAACCGCATCACGGACACCGTGAACGGTAACCGCACGGTCGAAGGTTGGCCGGTGATGTTGTCGGCACAAATCGCCGCAATCGGCACGACCAACAAGTCGGTCATCTTCGGCAACTACGCATACTACGCATTCGT